TCCCTGTTTTATCGGATAATATTTTTAACTCATCGCTTTTTTTTATGAAACTGCGTGAAAAGCCAGATGTCATAACCGGAGGTACTAAAATAATTGAACCCCTGCTTTACGCAAAAGGACGTGGCGGTTGGTTTTCCGAATGGGATTTGTTAGATGTTAGCCCAAAAGAAACACGAACTGCGGCGGAGTATGACTTTGGCTACGCCTATGCTAATATGACAATTAGTGGTCAGCAAGAAGATAAATGCATTGGCGATGAAGCCGTACTTAATCTTTTAGACGTGGAACGACAAACCGCTGAAAAAACACTTATCGACCAACTTTCAACAGCAGTGTTTAATGATGGTTCAAACGCTCAACAAGCACACGGTTTGAGAAAGATTATTGGAGTTGATAGAAGTTTAGGCGGAATAGATTCTACTACCTATACATGGTGGGATTCCATAACAGCTTCCGGCGTTGATTCTAATTTTTCGACCACTAATTTAACAGAAGCAAATTTGACTGATCCGTCTTCGGATTATTTTATTCTTCGAGTAATGCGAAAAGTATGGATTGCTTGTCAACACAATAAAGAACATCCGGGAATGGTAATTGTATCGGATAATCTTTGGAATATTTATGAAGAAGTAAACGAAGGGAAACAAAATTTTAATTATAGTGCTGCAACTAAATTTGCTGTAGATGCTGGTTTCCAAGTTGCTGAATATCGTGGCGTACCTTTGTTGTATGATGAATACTGCCCAGGCTCGTTTATGTTTATGCCCAATTTGGATTATATGAAAATGCGAATTCGTTCAACCAGAAATTTTGAAGTTGGCGAATGGCAAAAACCAGTTAATCAATTGGCGAGAATTGCACAAATTACCGTTGCTTTACAATTTACTTGCAATAATTCTCGTTATCATGGCGTTATTGAATGCAATAGTGCTGTTTCCTAATAATAATTAATCTATAAGGAGATTTAAAAATGGCTTTTGATCCTTTAGTCTATAATATGAGAAATCCGTTCCCAAATACCTTGACAGAAGGCATTGATTTGACATATACCACAGCAAATGTGGTAAAAAAATATACACCAGGTCAATATGTCTATACGTGGGATCCTCTTTGGGGATATAGGATTTTCAAATTAGTTAAAAATTTATCTGGTGCTACCATAGCAAAAGGTGATTTGATGAGTCATGTTAATGCTGCCAGCGTTGGAACTATAACGGCTGGGACTACTACTTCAATTACTACCAGCGGTTTAACGGCGAATGATTTTGAATTTCAAATGATCACCATTTCCGACGATGCTGGTGCTGCTGGTGCTGCTCCAGAGGGTGAATCTTCATTGTGTATTGGTAATACCACTACTGTTATTACTTTACATTCAGATTATGCTTTTAGTGCTGCTGTAGCTGCAAGCGATACCGCCTCGGTAGTTTATATCAATGGCGTTGAAGATGCGGCTGCAAACGATGAACGTGGTCTGGGCATAGGTTCTAATGGTGTAGCAGGCGTAGCTTTTGGAGCGGCTGCCGATAATGAATGGTTCTGGATTCTTCAACGAGGATGGTGTACCGCCAAAAATACTGGTGCGTTAAGTGCTCAAAGATTGATTGCTGGAACTGCATTAATTGAGGATGCTACCGAAGGTGCACAGGAGCTCGAAATTGGGCAATGTGCCGTTGCACAATTTGCTGGTACTGAAGCATCATTTGCAAGTGTTTTTATTGATGTTTTCAACACGATCACAATTTCTGGTACTCCATAATAATTTTAAAAACGGAGTGGCTGAAATTAGCCACTCCAATATTTTTAATTAATGAGGTAAATAAAAATGAAAAAACTTATTTTTGTATTTTTATTAATTCCTATTTTGCTTTTTGCCCAATATAATATTGACGGTAGGCGTATTTATAACGGTACAGTAAAAAATGCTGCTTTAGCTACTTCTGCCGTTGATGGCGGGGTTATGCTTGAAGCAACAAGGGTAATGTGGTTTCCGATTAGTATTGATAGCTTAACAACGACTGGTGTACAAGGAAGTGGCGGTTGGTTTTTGCCTTCTGCCAATTCAGCAGGAGTAACTAATCAGAATTTTTTTAGAACACTGACTTTTGATGCTGATGGCGGAACAACCGGAGATGATATTGCTTATCTTACATTTGTTTGTCCCGATGATTACGAAACTGATTCGATGGAACTCTATCTTTATTGGTTTCATCTTGATGATGATGGGGCTGCTGCCGATGAGGTAACATTTGATGGAACTGTAAATGCTATTGCGGATGCCGAAGATTGTCTTGGCGCAGGTACTGGGATGACGGCTGTTGCTGACGTTGCTGCTTCTTCTGACTCTGCGCTTTATATTGTTAATCTTGATCCAGAAGTCGAGACTATTACGGCAGGTGATCTGGTAGTTATTCAGATTTTTGTTGATGAAAGTGCATCGTCTTTAGATAGTGGTGAATTAGTAAGATTAATTGGCGCTAAAATAACTTATGAAGCAAAAGACGAATAAAAAAGGGCTGTTAAATCAGCCCTAATTATTATGGGATGAGTATGAAACTAACTTTACAAGACCATATAGATGATTTCAGAACAGCGGTTGGTGATGATAATTTTAGTGAAGCAACAATCATTCGTTATTTAAACAAGGGTCAAGAAGAAATTGTCAAAAAACTAAAATATCAGATTCCAATTAAGCGGACCATGTCCACAGTAGCCTATCAGGAAGAATACACTATTCCGACAAAAATAAAACGTATAACTGAAGTACGTGTAGAACAAGATCATGTTGAGCCAATTACCAAAGAAGATATTGAAAAGTTCTATGAACAGGATAGAGATAATACTGGTACGGTAGAAAATTATTGGCGAGATGGAAATAAATTAGGTCTTTATTATCGACCAGATGCTTCGGCTGAAAGTACTACTTTATACGCTAATATTTCTTCCGCCACTGCTATTTCGTGTGATATTACTTATGATGCGGATATTCCTTCAATAGGGGCTGGACTGATTGGTAGTGAAGTTATTTACTGGACAAACAAGACAGATTCAGGAACTACCTATTCAACTTTAGGTGGGCTGACTCGTGGCGCAGAAGGAACGGTAGCCACTACTCATACGGCTGGTGATACGCTAACCTGGCGTGATATTGAGATATTTGGTTTTGCTCATCCATCTAAATTTATCAACAAACCTGCACAAGGATCAATTACTACACAAATTGGATCATCTTTAGATGTAGGTTCGGTTTATACTTATAAATTGACTTTCTATTCAAAATCTTTAGAAATGGAATCTTTACCATATTTAGTTGGAAGTATTACACCAACTGCATTAGCAGGATTGGGCGCATTAAGTAGTTTAGCCGTAAGTACAGATTCGGATATAGATTACAAAAGAATATACCGCACAGAAGGCGGTGGTTCAATTTATTACTATGTAACTGAATTGGCTAATGCAACTACTTCTTATACTGATTCAAATACAGATGCTACCATAGCTGCAAATTCACGTTTAGCAGACCCATATTCTCAAATTGATGAAGAATATCATAGGGCAATTACTTATTTTGCCTTATATGAATACTTTGATGATATTGAAGAATATACCAGAGCGATGCGTTTTCAAACAAAATTCAATGAAATTATTGGTGAAGCCATATTTGATGAGTACGATAAGAAATTTATTTATTATCCACAGAGACCAATAGCTGAATGAGTGCAAAAATACAAAATACCAAAACAGGTGAAAGAATATTTACTATTGCCAATCTTGCTGGCGGATTGAATAAGAAAGCATCTGTTTTTGATCTTGCTGATGATGAAGCAGTAGGGTTGGTTAATTTTATTTTCACTGAAACAGGGATTTTAAAAATTAGACCAGGCTATGTTAAGTATAATTCCTATCCATTGGCTAATCCGATTTATAGTATGTATAGATTCTATAAATCTAATGGGACAGATAAATATTTCATAATTACATCAGGAAGTTCAATTTACAACGATACCAGTGGAACTTTCAATGCTTTGACTTGCAATGAGACTATTACGGCTAATAAAAGATTTCAATTCGCTGTTTTCAATGATAATCTTTACATGACTAACGGAACTAATAAACCATTAGCCTGGTCAGGAACGGGTAATGTTAGACAAATGGGTATCACTGCACCAAGTGCGGGGACGGCTGCATT